TGATATTGCTTATATTGATATTCATAAATCCGTTGAGAACGAAGATAGTTTAGCAAAAGATAGAAATCATATTTACATCAAAGATAACAAAGTTGTATTTATTAGAAATGTTTATAAAACTGCAAAGACGTATGGGCAAAAGAAAAACATTATTGCTGTTAAAAAGTTTGTAGAAATGGTGAAGAAGATTTTAGGAGAGAAAGACAAAACTGCTTTGTTTTCTAAAAAGAATGGTTCACCTATCGCCGTTGGGGCAATCGGTTCTTATTTCCGTAAATACATGTTGATGTCACTTACCGAAAGTGAGATTATGAAAATTGTTTTAAAACACATTGATGAGGCGGGATCATACGATATGCTTCGACGGGTTGCACAAAATCGCGGAACTTCGGTCGCCACCCTTCTTAAAGAATATGATATTTCATTTGTCAAAGATGAGCCAACAAATGTTATCACACAAAACCAAGATGTTAAACAAGATGTTACGGTTGAGGTTGGTGAATAAATCGCAGGTCGTCTGTTAGGTGATATGAATTGAAGAAATGTTTTTTGTGATTTGGTACTTCTAAACAAGTGAATAATGATTTTACAGTTTTGTATTTTTTCTCTTTGTATATTAAATCATTATAACTTAAAATTGGAATTCGTTTTATGATTTCCTGTTTATTCGGAAACAGTCCAGCATAAATGATTTTCTCTCTGTCAAAATATTCATAAAGAATAATGATAAATAGTTTTCCCATATATTATTTAACATTATTTTAATTTCACTTATGATTTATAAATAATCGAAGGTTTACCACTTGTACGAACTGCAATATCTCTTAATTCACTCGTACCAAACTTGTATAATCCCTTTAAATCGTAATCCCGTTTTAATTCTTGCCTTAACTCAACATTTGATTTAAAATTTTGAGGTTTTCTTCCAGCCCCTCGGCGTCTACCCCCCGCAGTGAGTTGCGACATTTCAATACCCATCGCGGGAACTTGAAAAGGAGGCATTGATTTCGGTTGAATAGATACCGCCATTTTATCGGGTGGAGTTAAAGGATTTGCTTTAAGAGGATTTGTATATAATGGTATTAAACCGAGCGGACCACCTTCAACTCTAAATGGTGGTGTAGGTGGTGCATCTGGTGGAGATGGTATAAGACCCATCGGTCCACCTTCAACTCTAAATGGTGGTGCATCTGGTGGAGATGGTTGCTGATATACACTTGCATCACTTATTTCAGATCTAACTTCATCTGTAAAATCTTCTGATGGATTGCTAACTCTACCTAAATCGATAGAGGCTCTTGGATATGCAATATTCTCTCTAAAATTGGTTTGTGCTTCTTGACGATAAGCCGTAAGGTCGCCCCGTAATCTTTTTAATTCTCTTGTTTGAATACCTATGTAATTACGAAGCATGTTGTCTGCCTTTGTTTGATTATCTCTTTTATAACTTGGAAAGGGGACTGGAAATGGTGGTGTGTGTAGCGGGACTTGATATGGTTGAGGTTGCGGGTTATACGCTGACTTCTTCGTACCCGTTTTTATATTTTTTCGTTTCTTCCTCTTCGGCTTCTTCAAATCCCCGAGAACTACCTTGACAATTTGAGTTACGCTCTGATTTTGGTTGACAATTTTCCTTCTCGCCATCTGTATATATTATGTTAGATAAATTATCGGTTAATTTAATAGATTGTTGTTTCACTCTTAATGGAGCAATTCTGGCATCTTCTAATTTTTTCTCTTCACATTCCCAAAGCATTCTGATAACACTCTCATCAAAACCGTGATATTTTTCAGCAAACTTCTCATAAGGAATAAAGTATGGATCTAATTTGTTCATATCAATAATTGGGTCTTCTTCATAAGCATTGCTAAACTGTTTTATAAAAAGGTTTATTTCATCTTGTGTCCAATCTCGTCCGTCATCATAAGTTGTTTCGTTTACAATATTTAAACAAGTATCGTTTAGTATTTCAAAATCTTTTTCGCTTTCTGGTAGATTTTTTATATTATTCATTATATATAATGGCAAAGAAAAAAATTGTTCGAAAACCGATTGAAAAACTTTCCGAAAAGGAAACTATTGTTGAAATTGAGGATTCTTCAAGCGAGGAAGAAGTAGAAGATAAATTGCCCGATATTGTAGTTCCCCCACCGTCTAAATTAACAAAACCAAAACGGGAACGGTCGCCCGCTCAACTGGCAAATGACCAAAGATTGCGTGATTTAGCAAAAGCAAGAAAAGCAAAAAAAGATGATTTATCACTTGACACCACTTTATATAAAGGTACACCAATTAAGAAAACTCCTAAAACAGAACCAGAACAAGATTTAGATCCAGATGACAAGCCGATGACTGTTAAACAAATGAAGGCGTTTATGCAATCTCAAAAGCAAGTTGAACCCGTTGCTGTTAAACCTAAAAGGAAATACAATAAAAAAATTAAACAGCAAGCACCACCACCAGCCCCACCTTCATCACCTCAACTCCCACAAATGGTATTTGTTTAATCATATTTTCTCTCTTTTATATATATATGAAGATAGTAGAGGTTGAAAATAAAGACTTGAAAGTCAACAAGGTTGATATGATGTGTGATAAATGTATTCAAGATAAAAAAGGCAGAACCATTGCCGAGCCTCTTATGAAATCGGCACATTTTTATATTATCTCGGGTGCTTCTGGCTCTGGAAAAACGAACCTCTTAATCAACCTTTTAAAAAGCAATAAAATGACTGCCGATAAGAAACATAAATTGTCATATAATCGCATGTTCGATAAAGTTGTTTTTGTATCGCCATCAGCTTCAACAATTAAAGATTCACCATTAGAAAAAATAGCAGACGATCAAAAGTTCACCGAATTAAATGAAGAAGTATTTGATTTAGTCGACGAAATAACAGAGGATGGGATTGAGAATGATTTTCATACATTACTTGTTCTGGATGACGTATCTTCTCAATTGAGAACAAGAGATAATGAAAAACCACTCAATCAATTAATTAAAAATCGTCGTCATAAGAATTTAAGTATTTGGATTGTTGGACACAAAACAACTGACCTTTCACCTGCTTTAAGATCCAACGCAAATCTTATTATGCTATTTAAACCAAAAACAATGAAAGAGATCAACGCTCTTCAAGAAGAGTACATGCTGATGCCCAAGAAACAAGCCGATGAGGTAATGGCTGCGGCATTTAAGGAGAGATACGATTTTATGATTATAGATACAAGTTTAAGGAAATCTGCTGATTTTCTCTTTTATAGAAATTTCAATCAATTGATAATTGAAGACGAAACCAAAATTGAAAACAAAGAATAGAAATTTTGTTGTCTTATTATATAATATGGCTAACTTTCTGAAAAACGTTGGAAAAGCGGTTACTCACGGTGGACGTGCGGGACACAAGGGAAAGCGGGCGATCCGCCAGGCGAAAAAGGCGAAAAAGGCGGCGAAGAAGGGTGATGTTGCACAAGCGGAGAAGTTCGCTGCGAAGGCATATAAATCGGGAAAGCAGGCTACAAAGCAGGGCATCAAAGGCGGTAAGGCTGTTAAGCGTGGTGGTAAACAGCTCATAAAGGCGGGCACAGCCGCCGCAGCTCGTAACCCTGCGGGAGTTGCCGCTGCCTTTGTCGAATAAATAATATTTGACCTATATAAATGCAACTACACATGCTTGAACCACAATTAATAAACAATATTGTTATGATGTCGCGACCCACTTATCGTTATTTAAAAGAAATTGAATTTTTGTCTGTCTGGTATGACGACGAAACCGCATTTGCGAATGAAAATAAAGTAAGATGGATGTTTGATGCCATAAGATTAAGGAAGGACGTTCAAGATATAGCGGGGAATCGTCCTTTTAGAAATATTCGTTTTATTTAGGAAAAATCATTTTATATTTAGAAAAAGATTTAAATATATAATGTTGGGTATATGTATACCGATGACCTGCTTTACAGAAACGTACGATTTAAAAAGACTTGCCTACGCTTATGAGAATATTGACATCTTTTATGATAAGGAAAGTCAAGAAGTTAACAAAAAAGAGACAAAGGGATTTTTAGCGAATATGTTGATTAATAATGGAAAGTTAGATGTCGTATATAGTTATGCAAAATACACGAACTATGGTCGCAAATATTCTTATGGTATTCAATGTTTCAAAAGAGAAATAAGAAACTTCTTACTCGCGGGAAGTAATGTTAAAGATTACGATATAAAATCGGCACACCCAGTCATATTGCATTATTTGTGTATTAAACATAAGATACACACCGAAAAACAATTGTTGAAAGATTATGTATTTAATAAAGACGAGGTAATTGAAAAACATTTCTTAAAAGAAACTTATGAGGGTAAAGATGTTAAAAAACTTATATTGACTGCAACAAATAGCGACGAGTTCTTATTCACAAAAAATGAATGGATCAAAGAATATCAAGAAGAGATGATGTTTGTGAGGGATGAATTGAAGAAAGTAAAAGATTACAAGAAGATATTATCAGATACAGAGAAAATCAAACAAGATAAAAACAACCAAAATAGTAGTTTTGTAAATCGTATTTTGTGTAAAGTGGAAAGTGAGATTATTGATAAGTTTGTTTCATTTACGGGGAATAATAATGTATTCGCGTTAATGTTCGACGGTATTTTGGTAAAAGACGCACCCGATGATTTATTGGAAAATTACAACTGGTTTGTAAAACAGTCTTATGGTGATTACTTCAATATTGTAGAAAAACCGATTGAAACTGATCTTGAGATAGGAGATTATGAACCTAATATAGAAGAATTATTGGGAACGATTGATAATCCCAAAACGCGTATGGATATATTTATTAAAAGGTTCAATCCAATAAAAATCATCAATCCAGCATTATACGGAATTATTCAAGAAGATGGTACATATGAGTTTTATAAAAAAGATGCCTTTATTCAATCGGTAGAACATATTAGATATACTAATGAGAAAGGAGAGAGTGCGTCTGTCGTTGGCAAGTGGTTGGTCGATGAAATTACGGATGATAACACATTTACTCATATTATTACTGACCCTACTTATGATAAAAAAGACAAATATAATTTATGGAGACAATGGGATATTTTAAACTGGGACGGGGAATGGTCTAATAACCAGAAAGCAGTTGAATATATGAAATATCACATGCTGGTTTTATGTAACTACGATCAAGACGTTGCAACATCGATGGAATTATGGGTATCACACTTACTCAAATATCCGAAGTCAAAATCATTCGTTCCTATATTTATTGGTAAGCAAGGTGCGGGAAAAGATATGTTCTTCGCGTGGATTGAGGATATGATTGGTGCGAAGAAAAAGTTTGAAACATCGACACCCGAAAAACACATTTGGGGATCATTTAATCCATTTATGAAATCTGCTTATTTGATTCATTTGAGTGAGTTCGGACGCAAGAATACCCAAGATTATGTTGGGCAGATAAAAGCGATCACGACTACGGGTAAGATATGTATTAACGAAAAAAACAAGGGGGAATATGAAATAGATAGTTATCATCGATTTGTCGGAGCGAGTAACGTAGCCGAACCTATACCGATTGAGAGTGATAATCGTAGATATTTACTTATCCACACTTCACCCGATAAAATTGGTAATACTGAATATTTCGTTGAGGGATGGGATTATTTAAAAGACAAAAATGCTATTAAATCTATGTTTAACTATTTTATGTCCCTCGACCCTCCCGAAAACTTTAAATACCATATGATCAAAGAAACAGAATACATGCAATATTTAAAAGATATTTCAAGACCACAAGAGGAATGTTGGTTGGAATATTATGTTAACAATTTTTCAGAACCAGCCGATATAGGGAAAAAGAAAACCCTCGAATTATATGAAAATTATTTGAAATGGTGTCAAGATACACGCCAATCTTATAAAATGGAAAAACGTAAGTTCTTGATTCAACTAAAAGTTACTGTTGGAAACAATACCAAACATATACAAATAAAAAAGACAAATGGTATAATGTACGGGATATTTGATTGGCATGCAATCAAAGAAGAAGGTCATTTTACAGAAATGACAGAAAATGAGTTTGATGAAGATGAAGAATAATAATTTATTTTGATGGTTAATTTCATCAAAATAAAAAAAGGGAGGATAAGGGAGGATAAGGGAGGATAGATCCAAATATGATAGGGAGGATAGATTGAGACGATAAAGGGCGGGGGGAGAGATAGATAGATAGTTCCTCCTCTTATCATTTCAATCTTAGGGAGGATATTAGGGAGGATTGCTTTTCAAACTTTCTCCACAGAAACAAAAAATATTTTATTTTATTTTTTTTTGTTTCAAAAAAAAAAGTTTAATATTTATCCTCCCTATCCTCCCTAAGACCATATTTTTTTATTATCAAATAATTTTGTTATTGAAAATGTATTTAGGGAGGAAGGGAGGGAGGATAAACCCAGTAAGGAACTATCTACCTATCTCCACCCCGCCCTTTATATATTTCACGCCTTATCGATTAAATCATTATCGTGACCCGCCCCAATCTTATATGGCTTCCCTTCTCTTTTCAGTAAGACATTTAAAATAAACTTATTGCTTCTGGCTCTCCCCCATTGCTCATCACTTGAAACACCTACTCTGACAGATGCTTTATTGGAAAAAAATGCACCTCGTCCACGAGAATATGCATCCTCAATTAATGATTTTTTAATTTTAAAATACTTTGATAAGGTGCTAAACTTATTGTCTTTTAATTTATCACCAAATCTTTTCTCTAATTCAATTGTGTATTTACTCCGACGAACCATTATATATTATGTATTTATATATTATATATGAAGTTAATTAATGGTGATTGTTTAGAAGTTATGAAAGATTTATCAGATAATTCGATTGACTTTTTATTCGCTGATTTACCTTATGGTCAAACATCTTGTAAATGGGATTGTCTTATTGATTTAGATTTGTTATAATATGGGGTTGGAAAATGACATTACATTTTTGTAAGCATGTCAATTGGGATATAATAATATTGGTTTAATTCTGGACGACCGCGATCAAAACGTCCACCTTGTTTTAATTCAAATTTGTCTAATTTCTCTCTATCTATTTCTATAAAATATAAACCATCTGTGAAACTAAAACAACCAACAGCCGTCTTTCCGCTTTCAAGCATATGATCTATTTTGTTTTTTCCAATCATTGTTGTTGGGTATGCAGAATATTTATTGCGGCGGGTTTTGAGTTCTATGATAACATTATCATTGTAATAGTCGATTTTGTTCCAACGTTTAGTTTTAATCAAACTATCACCATATTTTGTTTTAATTTTATCATATACTAAATCCTCATTTCCTAAACCAAGTTTTAAATCTTGTTGATATATAATATCGTTCATTTATATATACCAACAAAAAAAATGTCAGAAATAGA